TGATCGTATCAGGTGATGTGGTCATTACAGTTAAAAGTGAACAAGGGCGTTTGGCCGCAATTGATGCACTTCAGAAAATTAAATTTAAATAAGGGCTTCGGCCCTTTTTGCTTTAGATTTCGGATGATAGAATACCTTCATAACGAGGAGACAACATGATTAAAAATGAAATTAAGGTATTGTCAGATGTAGAACATATTAAGAAACGTAGTGGTATGTATATCGGTTCTTCTGCTAAAGAAGCCCACGAGCGTTTTTTGTTTGGTAAATATCAACAAGTTGAATATGTTCCAGGTCTGGTTAAATTAATCGATGAGATTATTGACAACTCGGTTGATGAAGCTATTCGTACATCATTTAAGTTTGCAAATAAAATTGATGTGCAAATTAAAAATAATCAAGTTTCGGTGGAAGATAACGGACGTGGTATTCCTCAAGGTTTAGTTACCGACCAAACAGGTGAACAAATTCCTGGGCCTGTAGCAGCCTGGACTATTCCAAAGGCCGGTGGTAACTTTGGCGATGACTCTGAACGCAAGACTGGTGGTATGAACGGCGTCGGGAGTAGTTTAACTAATATCTTCTCTACGTTGTTTACAGGCATCACGTCAGATGGCGAAAATGAAATCACCGTTAACTGTTCAAACGGAATGGAAAACAAATCATGGTCTTCTAAGAAATCTAAAGGTAAAGGCACTAAAGTAATCTTCACTCCTGATTTCACTTCATTTGAAGAGCATAATTTATCTCAAATTTATTTAGATATTACTTTAGACCGACTTCAAACATTGGCAGTCGTTTATCCTGATATCAAGTTCACATTTAATGGTAAAAAGGTTGATGGCAATTTTAAACGATTTGCTAAACAATTTGGTGAAGATAACATCATTCAAGAAAATGATAAAGTCTCTATAGCATTCACAACATCACCAGATGGCTTCCGTCATTTAACTTATGTGAATAACATCCATACTAAAAACGGTGGTCATCATGTTGAATGTGTAATGGATGATATCTGCGAACATCTTTTGCCCGGTATTAAAAAGAAATATAAGGGTATTGAAGTCACTAAAGCTCGTGTTAAAGAATGTCTCACAATGTTGATGTTTATTAGAGACATGAGCAACATGCGTTTTGATTCTCAGACTAAAGAACGTTTAACGTCAACGTATGGTGATATTCGTAATCATATCCAATTAGACGCTAAGAAAATTGCTCAGGCACTTCTTAAAAACGAAGCCTTGATTATGCCTATTGTTGAAGCGGCATTAGCTCGTAAATTGGCGGCAGAAAAGGCTGCAGAAACTAAAGCAGCTAAAAAGGCAACTAAAGCTAAGGTTCATAAGCATATTAAAGCTAACCAATGTGGTAAAGATGCAGATACGACATTGTTCTTAACAGAAGGTGATTCGGCAATTGGTTATCTCATTGATGTTCGTGACCGTGAACTACACGGTGGATTCCCATTACGTGGTAAGGTGATGAATAGCTGGGGTATGTCATATGCTGATATGATGAAGAACAAAGAGCTCTTTGATATCTGTGCTATCACAGGTCTTATTCTTGGTGAAAAGGCAGAGAATACAAACTATCGTAATATTGCAATTATGACTGATGCCGATCATGACGGTCTTGGAAGCATTTATCCGGCTTTGCTTGCTTTCTTTAGTAATTGGCCTGAATTGTTTGAACAAGGACGTATTCGCTTTGTTAAAACACCTGTAATTATTGCACAAATTGGCAAAACTCAAAAATGGTTTTATACTGTAGCTGAGTATGAAGAAGTTAAAGATACACTGCCTAAGCACAATATTCGATACATCAAGGGATTAGGCTCCCTTGAAAAGTCAGAATATCGTGAAATGATTCAGAACCCTGTGTACGACGTAGTTAAACTTCCTGAAAATTGGAAAGAACTATTTGAAATGTTGATGGGTGATGATTCAGAACTTCGTAAAGAATGGATGTCCTAAGCTCCTTCGGGAGCTTCATTTTAATTTTAATAAGGCTTAATTATGAAAGTTATGTTTATCCCATCTCGTGCAGTCCCATTTAATCCTGACCGTGTACAAGGTGGTCTTGAGGCAGTACATTTAAATGTGTTGAAATATCTTGTGTCCATCGGTGCTGATATTGATTATATCGGCTTTGATAATGACACGTTTGGTGACTGGAAAGTTACACACCATCCTGTTGGTCATCTGACTAAATTCAGTCTAGGTATGAGTTATACTATGGCTCGTAAGATTGTTGAACTAGCCGGCATCCATGAATACGATTTTGTTGTTACTATGGAACCGACTAAACTAACCGTCCAAGCAATTAAAGATGCTGGACTCTCTAAAGTTCATAAGAATTTTATGGCTACGCCGTTTGAACCGGTGTCTCGTGGTATTGTTCAAATTTGGGATCAGACTATCCAGATTCACAAGAACGGTGGGAAGAGCTATGCTCCTACTAAAGCATTCCGTGAATTTGAACGTAAATATTGTCATATGACTTCAGCTCTTACTGACAAAATTGATTATGACTACTGGCGTGAAAATCCATTATTTGAACCTGATGACTACCCGGTTATTTGTTTGTCTGAAAAGCCAGAAGTTCTCCCGGCAACTGATTTGATTATTAGTGCTCAACGTTATGACACTAAGATGCGTCGCACTGATGTTGCTCTTGAAGCAATTAAAGCACTAGGCGAAAATGGTATTGGTTATTGTCCAAGCAAATGGGCACCACCAGCTAAATATCCTGTTATTATTGATGCTCCACACAGTGAAATCATGGAACGTCTTAAAACAGCTAAAGCACTTATTAATACGTGTCCTGACACAGGCACGGTAGAGAATAGTTCTATTGAAGCCATCTCTAAAGGTGTCCCTGTAATCCAGTTAGTTTTTAAGGATTATCCTCATGCTACATTCGAATACGACCCAGATACTGTGCGTGTAGAAATTGATTCCTCTACTCCTAAGAAAGAAGTAGTTGCGCTTTACACAAAAGCTGTATTAGAATTCACTGACACATACGAAGCTCGAGTTAAACGTGCTGAAGCAGTATGGAAGAAGTATAATCGAGATGCAGTTGTTGCGATGTGGGATAAAATCTTCACAGCGTAAATCCTGAATAGCCTGAGGCACTATTACACATAAGATGATAAATTATATGGTCTTTAGTAATAGTGCCCTAGGAATCTACTGAAGAGAATATTATGAGAATGTATAACGTGGACTTGGAACTTTTTGATAAAGCAGTGCTCCGGGAATTCCGGCTTATCCAAAGATTTTTTGATATCGAGTCAGCAGAGTCCTTTAAAGAACGCTTTAAAGAAATTCGATATAAAATACAAACCGATACAGCTACTAAAGAAGAACTTCTTGAAGTAGCAGAAATTTTTAAACGTAACTTGTGATGAGAGAAAAATATGATTATTGAAACGGCTAAAGAAACGATTATTGGTTCAGGCGGTAAGAGCACAGCATTCACTATTCAAGGCAATAGCAAAGTTTATAAGATTTTGTCTAATGACCTTTATACAAACAAAGAACTGGCTTGTGTACGTGAATTAATCACAAACTGTATCGATGGGCAAATTCTTAATGGTTGCACTGATAAGTTTATTGTTCAGGCTCCAGGTCGTTTAGACCCACGTTTTGTAGTTCGAGACTTTGGTCCTGGTATGAGTGATTTCACCATTCGAGGTAATGACGAAGAGCCAGGAATCTATAACTCATATTTTGCTTCAACTAAAACATCGAGTAACGATTTCATTGGTGGATTCGGACTCGGCTCTAAAGCTCCACTAGCATATACCGATACGTTTAACCTTACGTCTTATCACAACGGTGAAGTTCGTGGTTACGTAATCTACCAAGATGACAGTGGTCCACAGATTAAGCCAACCTTTGTAGATAAGATGGGCCCTGATGACCGTACGGGTGTAGAAGTAGTTGTACCGGTTAACCCAGAAGATTTTGAAAAGTTCGCATCTGAAATTGCATATGTTATGCGTCCTCTAGGTGATATTGCAGAAGTTCGCGGTGTTAAAGATATTAAATACTTTCCTGAATTTGACGATGTATATTTGGCCAAGGAAGCTCCATGGGGTGAACGTGGTAATATCATGGCTGTTTATGGTGGCATTGTATATCCAATCGGAAGTGTTATTAAAGAACAAACATGGATGATGACGCGATGCACTACAGCTTATATTAAATTCCCTATGGGTGAACTAGATGTAGCCCCGTCTCGTGAAGCATTGTCATTTGATAAACGTACAGTAGCAAATATCCATAAACGCGTTGCAGAAATCGATGCTAAATTGTTCGCTGAAGATTCTAAGAAATGGATTGATTGTAAATACCCACGTCATGTGTTCCGTGAAATTGATTCTCTTGGCTATACCGCTCGTAAATACATGGAAAAGGCCGGGTCTAATATTGAATCACTGAAATACTCTAAAGAACAACTAACTTATTCCGAGTTGTACAAACGTTTTAAAATGGGGCCTGAGTGGTGCAACCTTGGTGTTGTATACGATATCGTTTCAGACCCACGACTTCGTCGTATTCGTGAAAGCGGAAGCTCGTCTTCAACTATTTCAATTAATAGCCTGCTAGGTATTGGTCGTAAGCATATTGATATTGTTATTGATGATGTGAAAGGACGCGTACCAATGATGCGTGCTCTGAACGATGCTTTGACTTCCACAGATGCATCAACACTCGTTGATAAGGTTCCTTCCGGATATGGTAGTAGCGTATTATTCATTAACCCGGAAGATGAAGTTGCAATGAAACTTCTGGAACGATTAAAGGTTATTTTCGCTGGTGATAGCCTTAAATTTTATAAGACCTCTGAAATTCTTGCATTGGTTAAACCGTGGATTGAAGTTAAAGAACGCTCATCGCAGCCTCGTCCTAAATCACCGAGTGCCCATCGTTTCTTCAAGAACGAAAAAGATGTTTGGGTATCAGAAGACCTTTTTATTCCGGCCAGTAAAGCTGATGAGATTCAAGGTTATGCTGTAATTCGTAATCGTTCTAACGCTGAATGTCTTGACGCAGATAAAGGTTGGTTGAACTATGATTCTAATTTCTTGACTCGTATTGCCGATTTGTCAGGTATTAAAGAGTTCACTGTAGTTCGCCCACAGATTGCTAAGAAAGTTCGTAAACTTGGTGAAGTAGAATGTTTGTTTGAAAAATCAATTAATGACTATATTATGCTAATCGATAAAGTAGATTATGATGAGTATGTATCACCAAGTCGTAGAGCACAGCCTTATTTGAATCATATTACTCGTAATGAAGAGCTTAATTTCCTTAGTAAATATTTTAGCTCTAAGAACAAAGAAATCAGTAAAGACTTTGCAAAACTCTCAACAGTAAATAATCGCTGGGGATGGAATCGATTCGCAGGTGCTACTAATACAGACCTGAACAGGAAGTTAGAATTGTGTGCTAAAATTTTCGATAAGCTTAAAGATAATGCTTACGATAATGATGATAAAATGTTTATTGAATTTGAAACCAATTATCATATTGTGTCAGAATACATGGGACGACGTGGTACTCTTTCCAAAGAACAGGTCGCTCAAATCGTTAAATTCATGAAGGCCGTGGAAGCGGCCAAATAAGGAAACATTATGTACAATATCAAATGCTTGTCCCAAGAAGAACAGTTAGAAGCTTACGGCCTGGTTGAATCAGGCAAATGGACTCGTAAAGAAATTGCCGATTACTTCGACATTTCAACAGATACTCTTCGTAAGATTGTTAAGAATTTTAAAGCTGAAGGCGTTGTCCCTGAAGCAAACGATGCCTCTTATGTAATCGAAGAAGTTCCAGAAAATAATGAACCTATTATTACAGGTCATCGTCCAGAAATCGTATGGAACGCGTCATCTAAATTTATTTCAATCATTGAAGGACGCGTAGCATACAATGCGACCCCATCAAGTCATGCAAATTTTGAAGAAATTAAAGCTAATCTGGTCGCAGGAAACCTTAGTAAAGCTGTCGAACTTATTAACATCAAGAAAGCTATTAGTAAGTTTGTTGACGGTAATGTTACTATTGAAGGTGGTAGTTTATTTTATCAAGGTATAGAGATTCGTTCAGGGCTGGTTAACCGTATTATTGATTCCATGGAAAAAGGCGAAGACTTTAAATTCTACCTGCCGTTCCTTGAAAACCTGTTAGAAAACCCAAGCGAAAAAGCTGTACAACGTTTATTCGACTTCTTGGTTGCAAACGATATTGAAATCACTGAAGATGGGTATTTCTATGCGTGGAAAGTAGTTCGTAAGGACTATTTAGACTGTTATAGTGGTACATTTGATAACTCACCAGGTAAAGTTGTTTCAATGCCTCGTACTCGTGTTAACGATGACGATACACAAACCTGCTCCCGTGGTCTACATGTTTGTGCTAAATCATATATTCGTTACTTTGGTTCTAGCTCAGATAAAGTTGTTAAGGTTAAAGTTCATCCACGTGATGTTGTATCCATCCCAGTTGACTATGGCGATGCTAAGATGCGTACTTGTCGTTATGAAGTAATTTCAGACGTTACTGAATTATTTGCAGAATAATAATTGGGGACTTCGGTCCCCTTTTTCTTTAGGGGTAATTATGATTCATCCATTTGACGTATCAGAATCCAAAATTGCTAATCTTCGTGGTCATCATAAGTGTAAATCAGTTTATTGTGCTAAATTGGTAAAACATCCTGGTGATGCACACTACGGCTGGTTAGAATGCGACGAAGTTGTTATTGAAATCCCACCGGTAGATGCTAACTATCTTGAAGAAGGAGACCGCATTTATTTTGGCGAACTACACATCAGAGGTATCTATGGTAAAGACGAACTTGGGACTGTTGAGACTGAAGAATCTTCCGACATTTATCCTGTCGAATGAGTTTTTGACTAGTGAAATGAAGGTGAAGATTGCTGACACTGCTCGGTATTCCCTGAGCCAAAATCCTGACCAAAACAAAGAAGATGTAGTTCGACGTTGTAAGGTTGCGGTCTTTGCAGAGTATGTAGTAGCAAATTGGCTAGACGGATATGTTAATAAAGGTATTGAAGACGTAGAAGATCCGTACACGTATGCATGGGACGTGTTAGCCCATCCCAAGTATTGTGGAATTCGTGTAGAAGTCAAGACACACCAGATAGATTCTAAATGGATTTCGGTTACCACAGGATACAGTGGTGATTATCCGGGTGGTAATGGAATCAATATAGGGCCCTTCTTGAACCATCGAGTCGCAGATTGCATTATTATATTAGATGTCAAAGAAACCTCACCTGACGTCTTCTCTTATTCTATAAAGTTCGTGGGAGACCATGAAGACCTAAAGAAAATCGTCCGCAAGAGCAACTACAACGGGTGGTATCTTCATCTTTAATTTCATAAAAGTGTTTACAACTAAGTAGGACTATGATATAGTAGTCCTATCTAAAAGAGGATAACATTATGAAATTTAAATTTTTCTACGCAAAACATAAAGTAACAGGCGAATTTGTTTCAATGTACAACACTGCAGATGACGAAGGGATGATTTATACCCATTTGGGACTATCTCATTGGGACTCAGACGTGCCTTATATGTCATCTGAAGCCGAAATAACTCGTTTAGTTAATGGACATATGAACGACCATTTTAATGTCATTCTTTCTAAAGACCTTAAAGAGGTTATCAACAAAGGATATATGGAACTGGCGGAAGTTGAGATATGAGCTCTAAAATGTGGATCGGAATATGGTTGCTTAGTATCCCTATGATTTGTATAATATTTTCAATTGCATTGAGGTACTTATGAAAAATGCACTTCTTATTG